CAACAAGGCGCTCAGAATATATCGCAAGAAGATCTTGCGTTGCCTTTCTTAAAAATTCTGGGTCAACTATCACCGGAAGTTAACAAGCGTGATGGTAAATACGTCGAGGGCGCAGAACCTGGCAAAATAATCAACACTGTTACAAATGCATTGTACGATGAAATTAATGTCGTACCATGTCACTACAAAAGACAGTACATTGAATGGGCAGACAGAGGTACCAGTACAGGTGCACCTGTAGCTATTCATGAAGCTGATAGTGATATCATTAGTCAAACCACTAGGGGTAAAGACTACAAAGATAGATTACCGAACGGTAACTATCTTGATAACACTGCTAATCATTTTGTATTAGTCTTAGGTGATAATCCAGAAACAGCATTGATATCTATGAAATCTACTCAATTAAAAGTGAGTAGAAAATGGAACTCAATGATGATGGGTTTAAAAATGCAGGGTAAAAACGGATTATTTACACCGCCTACATATAGCCACATTTATAAACTATCAACCGTTCAGATGTCTAACGACAAAGGAACATGGTTTGGTTGGGATGTGTCTAAAGTTGGTCCAGTCACAGATAAGGGAATCTATGATATGGCTAAAAACTTTGCAACAAGTGTAGGTAAGGGTGAAGTAGAAGTTAAACCTGAAACTCAAGAACCAAAAAAATCTTTAAATTTATAAGATCCTAGGTAGTGGGCGTCTAAGCGAGAGTGGATACGCCCACTTTTAATTTATGAATGATAAAGTAAATAAAGCTCCGGTTACGTACGAAGATTGGATAGATCTGGGACGGGTGATCATACCCTGCGATACAAAGCAGGCTGTGGTCGAAAAATGGTCCGATCCGGATTTTAAGATTACGAAAGAAGAATGGAGAATAGAACACGCAACAAGACAGATAGGACTCAGACTCGATCAATACATAGACTTTGATATTGATAATCCAATTGTAAAAAAATTTGTTGGCAATCACATAAAATCTTGTGGTGCTATATTTGGAAGAAAAAATAATCCATCAAGTCATTATCTATGGTCTGGTACATCAGACTATAAAAAGTTTTCATTACCAAAAGAATTAGAAAATTATTACAAAGATTATAATCACGGTGCAACTCTTTGTGAAATAAGACACGGTGCAAATAAATACACATTAGTTCCAGAAACAAAATATCATTCAACAAACGAAACAGTTAAGTGGGTTAAGTATGATGGTATAGATGAATACTCAGGTAATTTAAAAGTAGATTTAGGTAAGATAGCATTATCTGCAGCACTATGTATTACGTATGCAGGATCAGGACAAAGAGACGATTATTGCACTGCGATAGCAGGAGTTTTATTAAAACATACAGAGTGGAACACAAATGACATAGACGACTTTATTTATCAAATAGCTGTCATAGCAAAAGATGAGGAACACAATAAAAGAAAAGGCAAAGGCACTTCACATAAAAAAGCAAACAGAAAATTTGGTATGCCAAAACTTGCAGAGATAATAGGTTGCTCTACAAAAACAATAGCAACACTATTTAGTTGGATAGGTGTACAGGAAGCAACAAGTGAAGAAGCAAAACAATCAATAGGTCAAATTATAGAGTATGGTAGTGATAGATATTTTGTAAAGATAAACGCTGTAGTGCAGGGGGAGGCTGTAGAAAAAACAATTACAGTTGACGGTCCTACACTTAGAAACAAAAAATTATTTTATGACGCTGTAATTAGTAAAGCATCTGTTTGGATTCCAGAAATGAAACCTGCAGACTTTGAGGAGATAATGCGTAGAAAATACGAAGCAAGAGAAAAATCAAAAGATTATGTAGAGGATGCAGAAGAAGATTTAAGATTTGTAAAGTATTTTAAAAATTATATTTCAGAGCAAAAAGCATATACAAATAAAAAAGAATTAGCTTACTTTGGTCTACCTTACTACAATCAAAGTAATAACATCTTAGAATTTAATTTGGATAAGTTTGAAGATTATTTACTAAGACAAAAAATAAATTTATCTAGAGTTGACCTTGTTATTAAATGTCAAAAAATTTTAAAAGCAAAAAAGAATCACGGTAAGTTTCAAAACAAATCTTGTGTATCGTGGCGTATTCTTAATCAAAAACTTGAAACAGAAGATTTAATTATAGAAGGTAATTATGAGGAGATAGCAGATGATAGAACCTAAATTTATATCAGGACCACCAGGAACAGGTAAAACTTCTACATTCATAACTCAGAAATATATAGAGTTATTAAAAAAATATTCATATGAAAAGATAATAATATTATCTCATACTAACGTTGCAGCTGATGAGATAAGAGATGAGATATTAAAATTACCAGAAGTAAAAGAAAAAGGATTAACTAAGAAAACTTTTAAATACAGAATCTGCACAATACATCGATATTGTAAAAATAAATTAGTAGGTCGAAAAGAAAAATTTAGTTTTGAAGATCATAAAAACATTTGCATGATAGAGTCTTTATTTAAACTTCAACAAGTAAAAGAATCTGACTTTGATAATGATAAACATATGTTTTACAAATATTTATCAGATGCATTTGGTGCAGGAATGTCTTTAAAAGAATATTGGAAACAATGTGATAAAAATTCATACAAACCTTATAGTCTAAACTCAATAGAGGAAATGTTACCTCACTATAAAAAATATAAAAAAGATAATCATGTTTGTGATTATGATGACATGGTAAGAGACTTTATCGATAAGGCGGTAGAACCAGACATAGATGCTTTAATAGTTGATGAAGCACAAGATAGTAATGTACCACAAAGAGAAGCATTAGAAAAAATGTCAACTAAAGCAAAAGAATATTATTTAGTTGGTGATGCAGATCAAACTATATTTGAATTTGCAGGAGCAGATGCAGACTATTATCATAAGTTATCAAGAAATGCAGAAGAACTAGAACAAGGACATAGATGTGGAAAAACCATTAACTCTCTATGTAAAAAAATTATAAAACCAATATGGGACCACTATGGTTATCAAAGGATGTGGAAACCTGCTAACTATTCTAAAGGACATATAAAAGAAGGACAGCCAATAATTGGAAATCATTATCATCTACCTAATTTAGAAAATATGTCTAGTGCTATGGAAATTTTATTAGATAAGATAAGAAACACTAATGAAACTTTTTTATTTACTTATAGACAAACGCCATCTGACTCATGGATTAAAAAATTTTTAAAAGATAATGGTATAGAGTTTGCACATGTAGGAAACACGGCTCACGTACCAAAGAAAGAAATTAGATGTCATAAATTATGGCCTGACTTTTGTAGGGGTGTGCCTATGTCACTTAAACAAATAAAAGATTTTTGGCAATATGTGGGAAGCAAAGTTATTGTACGAGGTAAGGGCGAAGAGACTTTTGAAGATTGGGTAGATAAAGAATATACAATAGACTATTTAATGAATAAAAAATTTTTAAAAGACACTGCAGCACAAGAAACAGATTTTTGTTTAGTAAGAGTGCAAAGAGGTAAAAAAGAAGATTATCAAAAAAGATTATTATATATTAAAAAAATATTAGAAAAAGGTTTTGATTCAGAAGGAGACGTAAGAGTCGAATATGCAAACATACATACAGTAAAAGGTTTGACATTTGACAATGTTATAGTTGATGAATCTAGATTTAGAAAAGAAGATTACTTTACACAATTGAGATTAAAATACGTTGCTTATAGTCGAGGCAGGTATGATTGTTGGACTATCTCAACTCAAGATAAATTTAGAAGGAGGTTAGGAGAACGATGACAGACAGTAGTATATTTAAAGGAACAGGATATAAATCATTAGACAAACAGCATGGGGGGAGTCACTATAAAAAATTTAAAATTCAACCTGCAGAGTTTATAAATGAGAATCAATTGCTTTTTGCAGAAGGAAATGCTATTAAGTATATATGCAGACATTCTGCGAAAGGAAAAGAAGAAGATATTAAGAAAGCAATACACTATTTAGAAATGATATTGGAGAGAGATTATAATGTGTAATACACCAGAAGATCTAGATCTTAATGGTATTGATACAGTTGCTGTTGATATAGAAACATACGATCCTAATCTTAAAACAAAAGGTTTAGGTGCAATACGTAATGATGGTTTTATCTGTGGAATAGCGGTCGCAACTGGTAAAGACACTGCATATTTTCCTCTACGTCATTCTGATACCGACATAGACTATCAAAGAATAGATAAGATATGGCAAGTGTTAAACGATAAAATATTTCAAAACGAAAATATTACAAAAGTATTTCACAATGCAATGTACGATGTTTGTTGGATTAGAGCAGTGACAGGTATGATGATGAAAGGTAGAATAGTTGATACTATGATAGCTGCATCTGTCATTGATGAGAATAGATTTAGATATTCACTTGATTCACTTTCAAAAGATTATCTTAACGA